ATGCATTGTACCTAAACTTACTGCCTTCGTATTGTTTAGATTCAACGTTCCTTGCTTCCTTATTTACCAACCTAAAATGCATAGTATCGTATCCTCCTAACTGATTTAGGAAGTGCAATGCGATTGGTGAGTAGTTAGGATTACAAACAAGTTTAACCCGTACCTCATCCCCGAATGAAACTCCATTGTGCAATTTAATGCCGTATGAGTATGCAGATTGTGGGATTACAGTTGAATCATACCAAGAATTTATCCCACTTGGTGAGATGTCTAATAGGCTGAAAGATTCCTGTGGGTCTGTTGCCGTTGTTAATGCACTACCGCTTGTACTCCCATTCTCGTTGTAAAGTTGCACCGATGGGTAAACATTTGTAGTAACACCACTTGCAAACATATATCCGATATGCAACTTGTCAGTAAAAGCACATTCCACATTGCTCAAATCTCTATTTGTTAACCATTCGTTTATGTATGACTTAAAGTAGGTTGGAGATTGAGCAGGATTGTAGAAGTCGGGATAGTAGAAGTTAAACGCTACATAGGTCTGCTCAAGCAGATTGGTGTAGGTTACACCTCCGTACTCTTCGCCATATTTTATTGTATATTCTTTATAAATATTATCGTTTGAGGCACTGAATAAAGTAGTAGCAGGATTCGGGATGAAATAAGATTGAGCATAGTTTCTCATTATATTTCCTGCGTTAAATATCCCCTTATTGCTTGTCACATCAGGGAACTGCTTTATCCTTGCCACCAAGGTTGCATCAACGTAGACATCAAAGACATACTTAAAATTGCTTGATGATACATTTGTGCTGGTTGCCACGAACCAAAGGTCATCGTGAAGTGATGCGTATTGTTCGGGTATGCTATTAACTGTTATTGCCATAATTACTTGTTCTCTTCATTAATTAGCGTATTCGCTTGTTTTATGTACACTATTAAGTCCGCACCGATTGCCTTCCCCATTTTATCGTAGAACTGCTGATTAAATACCTCATCAACTGCATTATCAAAGAACCCTGTCTTGGGTAATCCCCTTTGTTTAATCTTCCTTGCAATTAGGTAGGCAGTGGTCCTTCCCGTGTTTAATTGTGCAACTGACTTTCTCTTTTTCTGTAAACCACTAAGATTAAACCTTTGGTCTTCTCTTCTTGAGGATAATGCGTTCCTCTTCACCCATTTTTGTATGGCATTAACCATCGGTCCATTCATAGAAGGGTAAGCGGACCTGAACCGATATGGTGAGTTAGGTTGACCTGATTTAAACCCCTTTACACCCTTATTTACAAAGTCATAATACTTTGCACCTTCTGATGATGCAGGATAACCAATGTCAAGGGAATACGATGAACCTTGCTTAATTAATTCACCTTCTGTTATGTCTGTGCTTAAAGTTCCAGTATCTACTCTGTTTGCCTTGATTAGATTGTCTTGAACCCTTTTGATAAATATTGAGGCAAATCTTATGATGGTTCTTTCAACGAATGGCAACTGCCCTAACTTTTGGTAGTCTTCTTTGTTCGCTGCTTGGGATGCAATTATAGCATCATTTATAACTACCTCAGTATCAATTTTTGCCATAACTCTTCCGTATTAGTTCATTATCGTGTTCCATCTTCGCTTTGAGGTATGCCAAGTCATTTAGAAAGTTTATGACAGGTAAGTTAAATGCTTGGTCAAGTGTGATTCCCTCAAACTCGGCAACCAGTTTGGTTTGGTAAATCCATCCATAACTGTGCATAAAACCTGATGCACTTCTTCCGCTTTCATCTTCTCCACTCCCTGCTCCATCATCTGTTGGACCATATAATCCTTTGAATTCTTTATCCAAAGCCTGAATACTTGATAAAAAAAAACCACCGAACCTAAAACGGATTGGATAGGTGCTTCAAGCATATCTTGAGCGTAATCACTATGCTTACCTGCATCGTACTTGTCATCTACCCACCCCAAGAATACCTTCTTTTGAGGTATGACCATACACGCCATAATTTTATGCAGATTACCCATCACATCACTGCTGAAGTGCTTAGATTCAATGTACCTTGATGCAGGGATATTCCTAACATCATAAACGCACTTGTACCTTCTGCCGTTAATCTTTAGAACCTTTACCGCTTCAGGTTTAATCTCCTCATTGATAAAAGCAATGGACTCAAGCAATGGTCCAAGTTCCTTAACGGGTAAACTATCAATCTGATTCTCCGTTTGGTTAGTCAGTATTGAGGCAACCTTAACGCTTATATCAAGGTCGGTTAAGTCCTTGCTATTTGCATAAAGTTCATTAATCTGTTGGTATTGGAAGACTGTTACGTTGGACCAATTCATATACTTTAAATAGTTTAAATGTGAGTAAGTGTTCTAAAACAATGACTGCTGCATTGTATGGTTATTGAATCTTTTTATAGCACTATTGAAATAATCTTTATCTAATTCAACCCCTACAAGGTCATATCCGTAATCGTGACAAGCAATTGCAATGCTTCCACTACCCAAATGGGTATCTAAAATCTTGTCACCTTGTTTTGCGTATTTATCTAAAATCCACTTATAAAGTTTGACTGGTTTCTGTGTCGGGTGAATCCTTTCTTTATCTGCGTTCTGTGGTCTATTGTAGAATGTCTTTGCTGATTCATTAAATGAAGTCCAAGCATACTCGCAACTTGCAAAACTTACGTTTTCAGGTTGCCTTTTGTCCCATATTAAAAAACATCTTGTAGGAGGCAGATAAAAGTAATTTCCGCCCCAAATGATTTGATTTTTAGATACCCGAAATAATTCTATAAAATAATTGTCATCAGGTGTATTAGCATCCCATTTTTTACCTTTACCACCATAATGTCCTAATCTGCCACTTGAATTTATATCTATCCCATAAGGAGGGTCAACTATTGCAAGGTCAAAGTGATTATCAGGGTATCCTTTCATCACATTCATGCAGTCATCATTGATTAGGTTTATGTTTGGCATAGTGTTTATTTTAAGTATTATTAATCTACTCCCGAACAAGGTTATGAGGGAAGTTGGTCAGAACAGAAGTTGCCCCCTACCCCCAATAGGAAACAACTACTGACCATCTACTCCGTCACATAGGTAATCGGGTTAGTCGGCTGAAAAGGGAAAAAGTTACATCCTTCTTTTCATTTAACAGATTTAAACTCCTTGAATTCAGAACTTTGAGAGGTAGGCGACTACTTGCATTATCAATAGGGTACGGACAAAAAAGAACCCACACTGATTGCAGCAGGTGGGTCTAATTGTAGCAGGTTTGCTATAATCAAACCCGAATAAATACTGCAATTATCTAATCGGATTGACTATGCAAAAATACTAAATATTTTAGATTACCAAGTTTTTTAGCAAAATATTTTTGGAAAAAGGGAAAAAATAGGGAACCCTACAAAAACCCTACGCAAAACTATACCTCCCACTCCCTACATTCTTTTGAAGGTGTTGCCAAGCAAGGGACAGACTAACCACGCAATCATCATGGAATCCCTGTGGTGCGGAGTACTTTACCCCAAAGGAGGTGTATTGGTATTCAAAGATTTCAAGTTCATCAACGATAGGACCTGATGGGAATGTAATCTTTCTTTGGTGAATAGCGGATGCAAGACCCTCCATAAGCATCTGCTTACTTGTACTGCTGAACTTGTACCCTTGAACATCAAGACCCTCCCGTTGCATATCCTCAAAGATTGGGTCACCTACACCTGTTGAGTCCATCAGGATAGGTGCTTTAGGTAAATTGATGATATACTCCTTAGTTTGCCTCCAATCCCTTTGGAAGCGTTCATAATGGCACACAGACCCATTCTTATCAAGTCCTATTACCACGGTCCAGTCTACCGCCTTTGCAAGGTCTATCCCATAACAGGCAACAGGACCATTAGACATCGGGAAGATGCATTGCCTTATGTAAGCAGACCCAAAAGGATTGGCAGCATTCTCAGCAGGGTTTGCCATATACTCTTGCTCAAAGACCACCTCAGGCAGTTGCATCCTTGCACTATCAACCTCTGACTTATCTATGTAAGGGTTATCGTAAGTGCTAAACTTAAACGATTGCCAATCTTCCTCCCCTCCGTTACCTTTCATAAAAAGTGAGTAAAAGTAATTCTTACCCTTTGGAGTAGATAAGAACAATGCCTTGCCCTTGTAATCAGTCAAGGTAGGTCTGATACTATTTAACCAACCGCCTTCAAGATCAGGAATGAAACTTGCCTCATCTATTATGCAAAGGTGAAACTTCAATCCTCGGAGGTTATCTAACCTTTCACCCGTAAAGAATCGGATTGTTCCACCCGTGATAAAGGTAATCACCAAGTCTGCCTCATTCTTTTTATAGATTTCAAGAGGTAACATCTCAAGTAACTCTTGGAAGAATATCTTTCCGAGTTGGTATGTTGGTGTAATGTATGCCACCCTCTTACCCTCTATACCGCTTTCTAAGGCAATTGTCTGACTGATTAAGGACTTTCCAAACCTTCGCCCTGCCATCATCACGATAAACCTTTTATCGCAATCTATGACCTTCTTTTGGGCATCGTGTGGATTATATAGTTTTACATTAGCGGTCACGGGTAATCTTTATTTCGCTTACCTCATGCTTGTTCTCGGTCTTCTCTACCAGGTTGTTAAGTCTTTGCGTGATTGAGGCATTAAAGATACCTGCCATTCCCCCTTTTATTTGGTCATCCCTGATAATTCGCTTTATAGAAGAGCAGATAGTACGGAATTCTTCGTATGCTCCTTCCGAATTGGCAAAATATTTACCCAAATCCGATATAATACCTTGCTTAAAGCAATATATCTCAAACCCTTCAAGAGTGTATGGAATCTCCTTTTCTCTTACTACAGGTTTCGCCATTCCCCCGACCCAATCCTTAACCTTGATGGGATTTGCTTTGGTATGTTCGCAATACTCTTGGAAGAGGTCATACATGACTTCGGGTGATTCTATTGCTTTAGGTCTTCCTTTACCTTTTTTCTTTTCCATTTTACTTCAATTTAGTTAAATAACGATAATTGAAACTCTGTAAATGTTCCAAACATTTTTGATAATTGTTTTGATGTATTTATATTTTCAATAAAGTTGTATAAAGTATTATCCTTTTCAAACCACTCAATCCCAATCTCACGATTATC